ATCCCGGTTCGATCATCTACGTCCCTGACGCAGCGACCGGCGCAACCGTCTGCTATTCGAACGGCACCAACTGGCTGCGCGTCGATACCAGCGCCGTCCTCTCGTAAAGGAGGCTCCCATGTATAGCGGCGCTGATGCGGCTCCTGCCAAGTCATGGCGGGCCATCACCCCTTCCGATACCGTCAACATGGCGGCTGGCTGTCGCGGCATCTATGTCGGCGGCGCTGGCAACCTGTCGCTGGTCGGCGAGGATAATACCGCAACCGTGTTCACGGCTGTCCCGGTCGGCACCTTCATGCCGTGCGGGGTCAGGCGGGTGAATGCGGCTGGCACGTCGGCGACGTTGCTGGTGGCATTGTACTGATGCCGGGGCTTGGTCCACGGCTGTGGCACCCGCCGTATCGGGCGAGTTCATCTGAAGTGGCGGCGACAGCCGTCAACAAGGTTGTCGCGGACCCGGTCGGCCTGAATGGCACGACCATCCCGTTCATCTGCACCGGCAACATACTGGTGCGGATCGTCGGGCGGGCCAACACCGCGACACGGCCTCTCACCATCACCGTCAAGTGGCAGGGCGCGAGCCTGTCCAGCCAAGCCTTCTATGCCGAGAGCGGCGCTGGCGGCTGCTTCGTCGGCATGTGGTCGATCATTGGCGTGCTGCCGGAAACCGCCAACATCGTCATCACTTGCAAGAACGCGCAGGATGCCGGATGCGCCGCCATCCGCTGCGGTGAAATCGCTGACGTTCCCTCCGTGCAGTGGACCAATGCCAAGGCTGGCTACTCGATACCGAGGGTGCTGGCCGGTCAGGCGATGCTGGTGGCTGGCGGCTGCACCGATGCCACCGCCTATCCGTTCACCTCAGCCGATCTGACCTCCCAGTACAGCGTCCAGATACCGCCGAAAACAGATTTGCCGAACCGTCACAATGGCCTGTCGGCGTATTTCGGTTTCAGCTATCTTCCGGCAGTGGATGGCTCCTACGATATCTTTCCCGCAAAATCGGTTCCCGGTGTGATCGGCGCGATAGAACTCAGACTGCCGACGCTTGTGAAGGAGAATGACGACATGCCCCTGAAGAAAGGTAGTTCCAAGAAAACCGTTTCCTCCAATATCTCGGAGATGACCAAATCCGGTTTTCCCCAGAAGCAGGCGGTCGCCGCCTCGCTCGACAGCGCCCGCAAGAGCGGCGGTAAATTCCCGAAGAAGGGAAAGAAGTTCTGATGCCCACATCCGGCACCGTCAGCTTCAATCCGGATATCCTCGACCTGATCGAGGACGCCTACGAGATGGTCGGCATGGAGTTGCGTGGCGGCTACGATCTGAAGACCGCCCGCCGGTCGCTCGACATGCTGATGCGCGAATGGGGTAATCGCGGCATCAACATGTGGACGCTGAAGCATTTCATCTTCCCGATCACTGCCGGGATGAATACCCTCACCCTGCCCAACGATGTCATCGATCTGCTCGATGCGGCATGGCGGACCGGCGACGGTCTCGACGAAACCGACAAGGGCATGAAGCGGTTGGGCGGCAGCGAGTGGACGCAGATGGCCAACAAGAACCAGCCGGGAGAGCCGTCGCAATACTACGTGCATCGTGTCTCGCCGCCGCTGTTGCGCATCTGGCCGACGCCGGTCGCCGACGGCACCTTCGCCTGCTGGGGCCTGAGGAGCATCGAGGACAGCGGGGCCTACACCAACACCTCTGACATTCCGCCACGCTTTCTCCCGGCACTGGTTTCCGGACTGGCCTATTATCTGGCGATCAAGTCGCCGAATGCGGCGCAACGCGTGCCGATGTTGCAACAGGAATATGAGCGCCAGTACACGCTGGCAGCGGAAGAGGATCGCGACCGCGCCTCCTTCGTCATGGTTCCCGACATGTCGAGTTACAATCGATGAAAGTTGTGCAGTTTAAGCCAGACACCAGCGTCAATGACGATATCGTCGCCATTCTCAAGGATTATCTTGGGCAGGCTAAACAGGGTGCATTTATTGGGATCACCATCATTGGTTCACGTCCCGATGGATCGATCAGCCACCAGACCAGTACGACGAACGACTACATCACCCATACCGGGGCGCTGACGATTGCCCTGTTCCGTAACCTGATGAACGCGCCGACGACAGAGGATAAGCAATGAAAGCGGTTCCCGGCATATGCGACCGCTGCGGCCTGCGCTTCAAGCTGTCCAGCCTTCAGGACGAATACCTCCTCGGTCGCGCCACCGGAATGAGGGTTTGCCGATCCTGCTACGACGAGAGCCACCCGCAACTCGACACCCGCCACGTCAAGACGACGGACAAGCAGTCGGTCAGCAACGCACGCAGCGACAAGGGTGAACTGGCCGAAAGCCGCAGGCTGTACGGCTGGAACCCGGTCGGGATGCCAACCACCGGCACGGTGTTCGTGGATGTCGGAAGGGTACAGGTGAAGACATGAACTGGGGTCAGATCAAGACTGCGGTAACGCAGTATCTGGAGAACGAGGAAACCAGCTTCACTGGCAACATGGGGCTGTATGCGCGGCTGGCCGAAGAGGACATCTACCGCAAGGTCCAGCTTCCAGCCTCCCGCGCAACCGCCTATACGCAAGTGATCATCGGCGACCGCTTCCTGACCCAGCCCATCGATTGCCTGTCGGTGTATTCGATCTTCGTCACCAACGCTGGCGAGGCGCAGGAGCTACTGCCGAAAGACCCGGCCTTCCTGCGGGAAGCCTATCCGAGGGACGACGATCAGGGTGTGCCACGGTTTTACGCCATCCATGACAATGACAGCTTCATGATTGCCCCGCCGCCGGACGCCTTCTACCGGATCGAGACCAACTACTTCATCAAGCTGCCGTCGATTTCGGCTGGCGATGTCGCCACCAACACGACGTGGCTGAGCCTGAACGGCGAGAACGCCCTGCTGTTCGGTATCATCATGCACGGCTACATCTACGAGAAGGGCGATCAGGATGTGATCCAGTCCTACGCCAACCAGTTCCAGCAGGCGATTGCCGATCTGAAGCAGATCGTCGAGGGCCGTGAGCAGAAGAACACCTACAGGGCACCGGACCAGAGGGTACCGACATGAGTGAAGCTTGGACAGAACCGTCTTCGATGGAGGTCGGCTCGGTGACCGTGGTGACCAGTTCCGGCGGCGGACACCCCGTCGAGTTTTTCGCGGAACGGATTGTCGCGAAGCTGATCTACGTCGGCGACAATGCACCGCCGCCGATCCGGGATCAGGCCTTGGCCTTCAGGGACCAGATGTACCAAGTGGTGCTGAGCGGCCTGAAGCAAGCGATCCAGTCGGATCGTGCCTACTTCGTAAAGGACAGGTGAGATGGCGATCACCCAGTCGGTGCCGACCAGCTTCAAGCAGGAGTTGATGCAGGCGCTGCATAACTTCAACACGGCTGGCGGTCACACCTTCAAGGTCGCGCTCTACAGCAATCTCGCCACCCTCGACAGCAGCACGCTGATCTATACGGCAAGCAACGAGGTGGTCGGCCCCGGCTACGTGGCGGGCGGCAATACGCTCACCGTCACCTCGCCGGTCACATCCGGCACCACCGCCTACATCGATTTCGACGATACGACGTGGACGGCTTCGACGCTCAGCGTCAGAGGCGCGATGATCTACAACAGCAGCAGTGGTAACCGGGCCGTGGCCATCCTCGACTTTGGCGCTGACAAAGCCAGTTCGGCGGGGAACTTCACCATCGTCTTCCCGACACCGGCAGCAGCGACGGCGATCATCAGGGTTTCGTAAAAGGGAGAAGTGCCGTGGCGATTACCAATGCGATATGCAACACCTTCAAGCAGGAGTTGATGCAGGGACTGCATAACTTCACGGTCTCGACCGGCAACGTCTTCAAGATCGCCATGTTCACCTCGACGGCGACCTTGGGGTCTGGCACGACGGTCTACTCGACCACCAACGAAGTCACCGGCACGGCCTATACGGCTGGCGGCAACACGCTGACCAACGTCACGCCGACGCTGTCCACCAACACGGCGCTGACCGACTTCGCCGACACCACTTGGTCCACATCGACGATCACCGCCAACGGCGCGCTGATCTACAATTCGACCAACGGCAACAAGGCGGTGATCTCGCTGGCCTTCGGTGCTGACAAGACCAGCACGGCAGGCGACTTCACCATCGTCTTCCCGGCACCCGACGCCTCGAACGCGATCATCCGCATCGCTTAAAGGCGGTGCCTGATGGCCTACGAGGCCCGCCTAATTCCGTCAGC